AAACGCGGAAAGTTATAGTAGATAATTTGTATATCAGAAATGGATACTGTATTTTTGAAAAATGAAAATAGCAATACAAACAATAATTTTTAATGGAGAAAAACATTTGCCTGACAAGATGTTACTCGCATGGCTTGAGCAAGCAAATGACATAGCAGATTATGTGTTCATCACAGAAGGAGCCACAAAAGCAATAAACCATTATTGGGATGGAGACACATCAGAATTCACATTAGACGGGAAATCTACTGACAATACATGCTCAATAATTAAAGAATATATTAGAGACAAGCCTAAATTCTTTTTTAAAGAAGCTGATGGGTTTTGGGATGGAAAAACCAATATGTTAAATTATTGGTTCTATGAAGACTCGCCAATTTATGAAGCAGATTATATATGGCAGGTAGACGCTGACGAATTCTATACAGAAGAAAATACATTTAAAATCCTTTCGATTTTACAATCAGAATTGCCGTCGAGAGTGGACTTTTTTGCGAATCATTTTTGGGGAGACTTCAATCACTGTATAGACGAAAGATCTGATGGTGTTTGGGCCAACGAAATTCCTTGGAGGAGAATTTTTAAAATCAATAAAAAAAGTAAATGGATCTCTCACGAACCACCTGATATGCATTTTAATGAATATAAAAAAATCATAACAAAATATCAGACTTTAGAAAAAGGGATAAAGCTAGAACACTATAGTTATGTGAGCGAAGATCAAGTTATTTTTAAAAGTAAGTTCTACCACAACCCAGATAAACTCAAGTTGTTTAATGATTGGAAATTAAACAACGAAACCTATATATTTGGATGTAGAGTATTTCCATTTTACGGAGAGCATCCAGAAATAATTAATAAATATTATGAATATACTGAAGGACAATCTTAAAGAAAAATATTACGGTAAAAAAATAGACCATATGAATATACTAAATATTGAAGACGCTAAAAAATGGCTTAATGGGCGGCAATGTGTCGTTGTTACTGGAGTTACTGGTCAAGATGGGAGCCACATGGCTGATTACTTATTAGAACAAACGGACTATGTCGTTTTCGGCTGTGTTCGTAGATTAAGTGTTTATAATCACAAGAATATTTGCCATATTAGTAATGAAAGATTTAAATTGATAAATTTTGACTTAACTGATACCAATCTAATTTCAAGGACAATAGAGTCTTTAAAGCCTAAATATTTTATTAATCTAGCTGCTCAAAGCTTTGTTGGTAGTAGTTGGGATTTCGCTTTACAAACTTGGGAAGCCAACTGCACTTCTGTTTTAAATATTCTTGAAGCTATTAGGCTACACAACCCCGAATGCAGGTTTTATCAAGCGGGTTCATCCGAGGAGTTTGGAGATGTCATTACTGCTCCTCAAGACGAGTTACACCCTTCAAGACCTCGCAGTCCATATGGAGCCTCCAAATCAGCTTCGAGACAGCTTGTCAAGGTCTGGAGGGATTCTTATGGTCTTTATGCTATCCAAGGTTGGTTGTTTAACCATGAAGGGACTCGCCGTGGAGAAGAGTTCGTTACTCGTAAGATCAGTACGAATGTAGCTAGGATAAAAAACGAATACCCAAGCGGAGAGTTCTTTCCTTTAGAATTAGGTAATATTGATTCAAAAAGGGATTGGAGTGATGCCGAAGATTTTGTGGAGGGGATTTGGTTGATGCTTAATCAAGAAGAGCCAAAAGAATATGTCCTTTCTTCTGGCGAGACGCACTCTATTAGGGAGTTCGTCGAAGAGGCTTTCAACTTCGCAGGTTTTGCGGTAGAAGAATGCGAGTGGGTAGGGAAGGGCGTGGATGAAAAATACCTTCACGAAGGAAAAGTCTTGATGCAAATAAATCCAGATTTCTACCGTCCTGCTGAAGTAGAGTTGTTATGGGGCAATTCGTCAAAGGCCCGTATAGACTTAGGCTGGAAGCCTAAAAGCAGTTTTCTTGATTTAGTCAAAAAAATGGTTGACCATGATTTGGCCCACAGCTAGTCTGTGGCGTGAGTAAGCCTAAACCTCTTAACAAGAGGGAGATAATCTTCCGATTAATCGAAGTCCCCGATAAGGGGAGGAGAGTCTTTTTCGCGAGGGAGATGAAGATGCTTAACGATTTGTGTGATCGTTATTCTCAGGAATTCATGTCCATTGTCTCCTTCGGTAAGAAGTTCGATTCGTTAGCTTATCTAGTTAGTGACAAGCTGAAAGGAACTCTCGCCGAAAAATTCAGAGCTTTCAATTTTACAGTTGACTTATCTAAGTATGAGACTTATGATATAGGTGATAAAGTGGGTCCAGATGGTGATGTATCCCGCACCAAGAAAACAATAAAAGACTTTTTAAATGAGTGACAGTATAAATCCAACAGGTATCCTTAATAATTTTCTTAAGGCAAACAAGAGCGACCATTACAACTTCGAAGAGACTATAGAGTATAAGGTCTCTAGTGGCTCACTTCAATTCGATATGCATCTCGGCGGTGGATTCGGACCTGGGTTACATCGTTTTACAGGCATCAACGAAGGGGGGAAAACATCTGAGTCTCTAGAAGTCATGAAAAACTTTCTGAAGACAATCCCGAAAGCTAGAGGGGTTTACATTAAGGCCGAAGGCAGACTAAGCCCTGAGATGCAGAAAAGAAGTGGTGTCAATTTCGTTAATCAGGACGAATGGGAAGAAGGGACTTGCTTTGTTTACGAAAGCAACATCTACGAATCAGCGATGAGTTTAATCAAAGAGCTTATCACTAATAATGAAGAAAAAAATCTATATTGTTTTATTGTTGATTCGGTTGACGGCTTGATTAAGCGCGATGATAATGCTAAAAGTTTTGATGATGCCAACAAAGTCGCAGGAGGGGCATTGATAGCTTCCGACTTCTGCAAAAAAACTAGCGTAGCTCTAGGAAAGCGTGGGCATATGGCTATTTTTATTAGTCAAGTTAGGGCTGATATTAAAATAGACCCCTATTCAAAAAGCCCGATCCGACAAACTACAGCCACAGGGGGAAATGCATTATTGCACTTCGCTAATAACATTTTAGAGTTTGAAGCAAGATTTAAAGGTGATCTCATCTTGAAAAACCCCGCTATCAAGACTATCGACCCGAAGAAGAATCCTATTATCGGTCATATCGCAAAAGTCACGATTAAAAAATCAGCAAACGAGAATACCAACACTACAATTCCATATCCAATTCGTTATGGGAGGACTGGCGGTAATTCTATTTGGGTAGAAAAAGAAATTATTGACATGCTGTATGGTTGGGAGTTTATCACTAAAGCGGGTGCGTGGTTAAAAGCTACTGATGATTTTATGGAGCTTCTGGCTACTCAAAATTTTGCCTTCCCAGAAAAGTTCCAAGGAGAAGCTAAATTGTTCAAACATATTGAGGAAGACAAAGAGCTTAGCTCATTCCTTATCAAATATTTTAGAGAGCAAGTGGCAGCTGTTGGAGTATGAAGTTTTTGGATGTAAACGGCAAAGAGAGAAACCTCAAGAACGCTAAAAAATATTTAATCGATTGGAAAAAACCAAGTCGTAGCAAGTTCCAAACTTCGGTGAAGATTTTCCTTTACGATTATTGGAAAAACGATATAGTGTTCGAAGAGTTCAGAGTGGTAGGGAGCAGATTGTCTCTGGACTTCTATAATGCTAATAAAAAAATAGCTGTAGAAGTCCAAGGCGCTCAACATACAAAGTTTGTAAAATTCTTCCACAAGAACCGTTTCAAGTATGCGGAGCAATTAAAAAGGGATATGCAAAAGTTCGATTTCTGCAAAGTCAACGAAATCAAACTGGCTGAGATTTATCCTCAAGACGAAATACAAGCTTCCGTATTTAATAATCAAGATATTTATTTATGAATTTACCAGATGGCAGTGAAAATCCTGAGTTTTGTATTCCCATCGAAATGGTGGAGAAGATTTATGAACTATCGGGAGGTGTAGACAAATACAAAGGGGTCATAATGGCTGTTTCCTCAGAGAATGGCAAACCTTTGGTTTATTGCAAATTTGATTGCAGTATGACAGAATTTGCGTTAACAAAAGCTTTAGAGGATCATTTGGAGCGTCCGCCTAAAGAAGTAAGTGAAGAAGAACTTTAAAAGATGATATACAATTTTGAACTAGAAAAGCAGTTGCTAGCGGGTTTACTCAAGGAGCCTGAGCGTTTGGCTGAGATATCCAACTTTATAAGCAACTCAGATTTCTATTCTAAGCAAAGCTCTCTTCATTCTGCTATTTTCCGCATTATCCGACAAGCTATTGATGCTGGAGATGAGATAGACGAAGTCATTATAGCTCAAAGGGTTAACGATATTGGTTTATCATTTGAAGACAATTTGAATCCTTCAGATTATATTAAGTCTCTGTCTCTGAGGAAAGTCCCAGAAGGCAATATCTTAAAAACAGCCAAGGAGCTAAAGAAGTATACTATACGTAGGGAAATTTTTGAGTCTTCTCAGGAGATAGCCAAGAAGATGAAGAACATCGCTCCAGAATCCTCTTACAGGGAGATTATAGAGCTAGCTGACAATGTATACAATTCTCGCATAAACCTCTATGAGATAGGCAACGACACGCCAGAAAACATCTATGAGGAGATGGAGGCTCTAGTGGAGGAGAGGGGAAACAATCCAGTCACTGAATTTGGCATGATGGGAC